CAATATTCAGACGATCTTTATGTCGTTAGAGCAATTACAACTTCAACAGCTACTGGTGGTGCACAAATCCCAGCAGTACTTACCGCAACCACTAATGGTTCAGGTATTATCACTTCGGTTGCAGTAGCACCAAATGGTGGTTATACTTCAGAACCAACAGTTACAATTTCAACACCTGATTCAGGTGCGGCTCCAACATTAACCGTTACATATGATTCCGCAAATGATGAAATTGATGGAATTACTGTATCAGGTTCAGGGTATAGATATGACACAGATCCAGTATTTACTATTACTGGTGGTGGAAGAGAAACAGTTGCTGTTAACGCATATGATGCCACAAATACACCAGAAAATTTACCAGTAGTACAAAATGCTGATGGATGGGATGCTGATAAAGCAGGTCATGCAGCTAATAATCATATTACTATTGCTAAGTGGCCAGGTGAACTAGGAAACTCATTAAAAGTTTCTATGTGTGGCGCTAATGATTCAGACTTTACTAACTGGGCTTATGCTTCATTATTTGACGGCGCGCCTGGTACATCAAGCTTTGCTTCAGATCGTGGTGCTTCAAATGATGAAGTTCACGTAGCGGTTATTGATGAAGATGGAGAGTTCAGTGGAGTTCCTAACAGAGTTCTTGAAACTTTCTCATATTTGTCACTTGCTTCAAACGCAAAGACAACACAAGGTACAGGAAACTATGCACCTGACGTAATTGCTAGAAGTTCAAATTATATTTGGTCAGCAGCAATGCCAGCAGCATTTGGTTCTAATGCAGGTACCGCAACAGCAAACGGTAAAAATTATGCCGGTTCAGGTGAATTAGTACACACCGTAAGTCTTGTAAATGGTTCAAATTCTGGTAGTCTTACATCTGCAGAATATGCAACAGGTTTTGCTACTATGAATGATCCAAACGGAACTGCAGTTGATTTCTTAATTGCTCCAGGTATGGGATCTGCTAGTGATCAACAAACAGTAGTTAATAACATGGTAAGTATTGCAGAAAATACTAGAAAAGACTGTGTTGTTGTAGCTTCTCCAAATAGAGCAGCAGTGGTTGGAAATGCCTCACCAAGAACAGCTATTACTACAGCTCAAACAAGTAATACATTTACACGTAGTTCATATCTATTTGCAGATGCAAACTATCTTAAAGTGTATGATAAGTTTAATGACAACTATGTGTTTATTCCTGCTGCTTCTTCAACAGCTGGTATCATGGCTGCATCAGATAATGATACAGCACCTTGGTTCTCACCAGCAGGTACAAGAAGAGGTACATACTTTGGAGTAGCATCTCTAGCATTTAATCCAGATAAATCAGATAGAGATGAGCTTTACAAAGCAGGTTATAATTCAATCGCTAATTTGCCGGGTCAAGGTATTACATTGTTTGGTGATAAAACTCATCTTTCAAGACCTTCAGCATTCGACAGAATTAACGTTCGTAGATTGTTCCTTACTCTTGAAAAAGCAATATCTACAGCTGCTCAGAATATTCTCTTTGAATTCAATGATGAATTTACAAGAGCTGAGTTTGTAAATATCGTAGAACCAGTTCTTAGAAATGTTCAGGGTCGAAGAGGTATTACAGATTTTAGACTAGTATGCGATGAAACAAATAACACCGCAGAAATAGTTGATACAAATCAATTTATAGCGAATATCTTCATTAAGCCCGCAAGATCAATCAACTTCATTACTCTTAATTTTGTAGCTGTCCGATCTGGCGTTTCTTTTGAAGAAGTCGTCGGCGCAGTATAATAGGGGTATATAAAAATGGCAATTTTAGGCGTAAATGATTTTAAATCAAAACTTAGAGGTGGTGGGGCACGTCCTAACCTCTTCCAAGTAATATTAAGTTTCCCTGCTTATGTGGCTGGGGATGTTGAACTCGCATCATTCATGATCAAAGCAGCACAAATGCCGGCTTCTGTTATGGGAACTATTCCTATAGCATATAGAGGTCGTCAGCTACAAATGGCTGGTGATAGAGTGTTTGAACCTTGGGGTGTCACTGTTATCAATGATACTGATTTTAAAATCAGAAAATCAATGGAACAGTGGATGAATGGTATTAACCAACACCAAGCAAATACTGGTATCACTAATCCAGTTGATTATCAAGTTGATGCAGCTGTGCAACAGTTAGATAAAGATGGTTCCGTTCTTTATGAATATAAATTTAGAGGAATCTTCCCGACTGCTATTAGCGCAATAGAGGTATCATATGAGAATGTAGATACAATTGAAGAGTTCGGCGTAGAGTTTCAGGTTCAGTATTGGGAGTCAATTGCTCCTGATGGATTTGTAACTTCTTAAAAGTTGAATAAATATAATTTGGTTAGGGGAGTTATTCCCCTAACCTTTATATAGTTAAAGGATAGTTATGGCAGATAATTCAATTAAACTCTTTGGATTTGAAATCAAAAGAGCAAATTCATCTGAAAAAGCCCAACAGAAGATTAAATCAGTTGTTCCAAAAGCTGATGACGATGGTGCTGGTTATGTTACAGCATCTGGTAGTCACTTTGGACAATACTTAGATATTGATGGTAGTTCTGCAAAAGATAATTATCAGATGATAAGAAAATATCGTGGTGTAGCAGTACACCCCGAAGTTGATAATGCTATTGAAGATATTGTCAACGAATCAATAGTAGGAACTTCAGATCTTAATCCTATTAGTCTTACACTTGAAGATGTTGATTTTCCGGAAAACATTAAAAAACAAGTACAAGAAGAATTTACTAATATTTTAGGTATGTTAAATTTTGAAGAAAATGGTCATGATATATTTAGAAGATGGTATATTGATGGTAGAATATACCACCATTTAGTAGTAGACGAAAAGAACGAAAAAGCTGGTATTCAAGATATTCGTTTTATTGACGCTATGAAAATTCGTAAAATGAAAGAGATAAAAAAGAAAAAAGATCCTCTTACAAATGCAGAGGTTATAGAAAATGTAAACGAATATTATGTTTTCCAAGAAAAGCCAGGGCAACAAAAAGATGCTGTCAAGTTTACTCTTGATTCTATTAGCTATGTAACATCTGGTTTACTTGATGAAACTCGAAAAAAAGTAGTATCTCATTTACATAAATGTATAAAACCAATTAACCAGTTAAGAATGATGGAAGACTCGCTTGTTATCTATAGACTTGCTAGAGCACCAGAACGTAGAATTTTTTATATTGATGTAGGTAACCTTCCAAAAGGTAAAGCAGAAGAATATATGAAAAATATTATGACGAAATATCGTAATAAATTAGTATATGACGCTCAGAATGGAGAGTTAAGAGATGATCGCAAACATATGTCTATGTTGGAAGATTTTTGGTTACCTCGTAGAGAAGGTGGTAGAGGTACTGAAATCTCTACTCTTCCAGGAGGAGAAAATCTTGGTCAAATAGATGATATTGTTTATTTCCAAAAACGTGTTTATCGTGCATTAAATGTACCAATTAATAGATTAGAACAAGAAGCTCAATTTTCTCTTGGTAGAACAACAGAAATTTCAAGAGATGAAGTGAAGTTTCAGAAATTTATTGATAGACTTCGTAAAAAGTTTAGTCATCTATTCTTAAATATTTTAAAGAAACAGCTTATCTTAAAAAAGATTATTACCGATTCAGATTGGGATAATCATAAAATGCATTTCAAGATTGATTATGCTAGAGATAACTATTTTGCTGAATCTAAGGAAAGTGAAATATTAAAAGAGCGTATTCAAACTCTTGATATGATGCAACAGTATGTTGGAGAATACTACACTAAAGATTGGGTTATGAGAAATGTTCTAAAGTTTTCTGAAGAAGATATGAAAAATATGGAACAAGACGTAGAAGATGAAAATAATGAAAAAGCGGATGAGATAGATAATATTGAATCTGAAAACGAATAGCTCGAAGTTTGAATAATGTATGATTTAGTTTCCTATATCACAGACAAGGGGCAAAGCGGGACAATAGATCCTTCCAGTTCGTCTGGCACAATTACTAGAACAATTGACCGTGATACAGTTTGGGTTGAGTTTTCTGTAGATTTAGAAACCGCACCTAATCCAGATTATATTCGTGGTTGGTTCTTTTCTCAGGAAACTTTACCCGGTTATAGTTTTTTTCCAAATTCATCAGCTATAGAAACAGGATTAAATCCACCAGATAAAAAACTGTATACATCTAATATCCCAGTTAGATTATATCTTGATGAAAATACTATTCTTGATCCACAAGGAAATAGATCATTAGATTTTATAATAGGTACTGCAGTAGCAGAATCTGAACGAAATTTAAAAAATGGTCAATGGATAGAAAGCACTTTTTCAGATTTAAATTTCACAATATTTGCAAATGGTAATCCGCCTGATGTGTTTTTAACAGATTTACCAGTAGATGAGTTTGAATCAGATTTTGGTGTACCAGTAAATAGTTTTAATATAGATTCAGCTGTAATAGGAAAGCTTACTGCAGATTCAGCTTATATTTCTGGTATGAGAGTTGATTCGGCTCATATTACAAATCTAAAATATGTTGACTATTTACAAACTAATCAATTAGCTGCTAATACACTTGTCACTGACTTAGAAATAAATGGTCAGAGAATATATGGTGCTGGATCAGCAGATAGTGGTAATACATTAGATTTAGATTATGATGAACCAGTAGATAGAAATAATAATGTAGGATTAACTTCACTACAATCTATACATAATTTCTTAGATGTCAATAATACTGAAACCGGAAATTATTGGGCACTATATAACGATTTAAACGCATATACTGATTCAATTGATAAAAATAATGCGATTTTTAGTATTGATGAAACCGGTGTGGTTGTAGCAAAATCTATTCATGTAAATCAATACGTTTTAGACAGTGATGGAATAAAATGGGCTGCTGATAGCAATGTAAAAATATACTATGATAGTGCAGCACAAGCTTGGAGAATAGAACCAGATTTATTTGGATATGCTGATTCTATTGCTTCCGATGATACTACAGGTAACACATCATCTAACAATATTCTTCTTAATTTATCTGGAAGAGATGGGCAGTTTTTATCATATGAAGAATCTGCACAATCATACTATTTAGATTATGCTCTTAAAAGAGGAAGATTCGTATTTAACGGTGATCAGTTAAATGTTGAAAAAGATTATATCCCTGATACTCAACTTGAGTCTATGGATTCTCAAGGTAAATACAAATACTATGATCAGTTTAGTAGATTTTCTCATTACGATCAAAGAGAATTAGATACTGATCCAGAAGAAGATTTTACCTTTCCATTTAATGATTCAGACACACAAGCATTAAGATATGATGAAACTACTAATAGCATATATAGTGATTTTGCCCCGAGAACATTTGCAGGTATCATATCACCTAAAAAATATGAAAATTATAATGTTAATGCAACGTTTAATTCCACAGCAGCAACAGATTTTCCAATATTCTTAGTTGTAGCTCAGTTAAGAATACGCGGTAAAGAATACACTATTAGTGCTTTTAGAAGACCAAAAGGCACTCTTCAAGATTATAGTGATTATCTTGAAAATGGTACAATAATAGTAGATCCGCCTTCTTGGGGTTTAGTCTATAATTTTGGTCAATCAGACGAATTCTATTTTGATTTTGATTATGTTTCAAAAGGTGCTGCACCTGCGCCGATAACACCAACATATGATGGTCAATCAACTAGTGATTGGGTTTCATCTGGCCAGACAACTGTTTTTGCTGAAAAACAAGGGAATATAATAAGAGTTCTTACAAACCAATTTGGTGATACTGATATAGAAAATTCAGAATTTAAAACTGGTATTGAATTAGATATTGAAGAAGCCATACTTAGTGGAAAAACATTTTTACAACCATTTTTAAATGCGGAAACTGCATATGGATTTGGAACACAGGGTCAAGCTGGTGTTATCATAAGTGATATCGTATTTACTACTGATGATAATGATAAAAATATATTTGATCTTAAAAATGATTTAATTTATACTTTTATTTCAGATAGAGATATTAGAGATGGTGAAGTTCCTATAGCAGTAGATAGCGCTGGATACTATATTTTAGATAGTAGTGTTGGCGTTGACGAGGTAATGAAAACTGGTAGATTTTTTTACAATGATAGATCAAAAACTCTATATTGGAAAGATCCAGATAATTCATATCAGCTTATAAAAGAAGTTGATTTAAGTGGCTTACCTCAAAGTTCTGCATATATAGAAATGAGAGGAACAGGATTAAATAATAATTCTCCAGCATATTTGTATATTGATAATGAAACAGAATATTTTGAGTTTGATGAAAATCCAATTTTATTAAAGGGTTATCATGGACATGGTAGAGGATTAAATCTTACCACATTTAATTCTAGTGGAACCAAACTTTCTTCAACTACATTTGATACACATGGTGATTCAGCCAATTCTACATTATTATCTAATGCTATTAATAGTATGTCTAATGGTCATATTGGTGCAATAACATCGGCTGATGCTTGGATAGCAAACGTAAATAATAATTTAAGAACAACGGCGTTTGATCAGGGATTGATGAAACTCTATAATGCGCCAACAACTCCTATTAGAAATCCTTACGCAGCAGTATTTCAAAAAACCGGTACCGGTGGAACAGCTAAAGCTCATGAAATAAGTAGCGATGATTCTTCAAGTTCTCCATATGCAGATTTAAACTTTAGTATCACAAAAGGAACATTTCATACATATGGTCCTGAACAACCAAACTCTTTATCTGCATGGAATGGTCAGAGAGAAGCATGGATAGATGAAAATCATAATACAAAAATTAATCAAACTCTTATGCTCACCGAAGGTAGGTATAAAGGATTAGCCTTTGAAGGAACTTCTTTTACAGCAAGTGGTATTAATGAAGATAGTGCTAGAATTTATCTTGCGTCTGAAGAAGATTCTCAAAGATCATTAATTATTAGAGTTGGTGATAATCTTAATGATAAAATAGCATTTGAAACTCCAAATATAGATGGTGTATTACAAAATGGATTTATAAACTTCCATAGAGGTAATCTTCATATTGTATATGATCAAACGCCTCAATTGGGTGGTGATCTTGATGTTCAATCATATAGATTTTTTGCGGATTCCCTAGATCATGAAATAATTGATCTTGGTTATAATCTTGGTAAAGGTACTAATAGTATAGCAACTGCTTCCCGTCAGAGTATATTTAATTTCTTAGATAGAAATGATAATGAAACTGATAACTTCTTTGGTATATTTTCAAATAAAAATCCTTTAGTTGATGCTACAGCAAAAGGTGATGCAGTATTTTCTGTTGAAGAAGATGGTACTGTAAATATGAATATAGAAAATGGAGGTTCATTCAATTTCACTAACCCTGGTGGAACCACTCCAACTACAGTTGGAGATGCAACTGGTCGACAAAATGGTTTAACAACGGATGATATTCCAGAAGGACCGTCAGGATTAAATTTATATTTTGATTCTGCTAGAGTGTTTTTAGCATTAACTTCTGATAATACTAATAATAATAATGTTTATGATGCATCGGGCGGTGGTATAGGTAAAATTACTGTAGATCAGTCAGCTAAAACTATTGATTTTGAAGGTATTACTAATACTGATGGATTACCAGAAGGAACTACTAATTTATATTTTACTAATGAGCGTGCACAAGATGCTGTTGGTAATATTATGTCTGGTGATGATAATATATCAGTTAATTATGATGATGGTAATAATGCCATAGAAATTACTTCAACTCTTACACAAGAAACTGTATTTGGTTTACAATCTAGCTATGCTTTATCAGGCGGTGGATCTGCATCAAATAGTGGTACAATAAATTTAACTGTTGATTCTGATGGTCAACAGAGAGTAGAAACAATTAGTATTTCAGGTGCTAATGGAATTAACGTAGATGGTTCAGGCACAAACTCTATTGTTATAGACGCTAATCCTTTACTCGCAAGATATGCTGTATCATCTGCTGATGTATCAGGTGGCGCAAAGCTAGTTCTTACTGAAACAATTAATAGTGCCACGGTTGATGACCAAGTAAGCTTTTTAGGAACTAATGGCATTTCAGTATCTCAAGCCTCTGATGAAATAACAATATCGGGCGTTGATCTTCAGGCTGTAAGCACAATTACCGGAACATCTGTAGGTAATTCTAATTTCATAACTCTTAATGATTCAAGCCCTGCAACTGGTATTACTACTACAACTAATCTTGCAGTTACTGCTTCAAATGGGCTTAGCGTAAGTGTTACAAATCCTGGCGCTTCTAATGCTTCACTTAATTTTAGTGCAGCACCACTTCAAATTACTTCAACATTACAAGCAAATGCTTCATCTCCTGGCACTTTACCAAGAATTACATTTACTGAGACTGATGCAGATGCAAATACTTCTTCTCAATATATTGAAGTGTTCGGTTCTGGTGGAATAACAGTTTCATCTATCGCTCCAGCTGGAACACATGATGGAAGAATAGAAATTAGTGCTGATAGTATGCACTTACCTAATACTACATATATTTCAGATTTTGTTGCTGGTGGTGATTCAAATGAGGTTGAATTCAAATTACTTCATCAAGGTCCAGACAGTGGAGAAGATACTACACTTACTATCAAGTCAACAGATGGTATTGAAATTGAAGTAGATAATAATGGTGATATGGTTATTGGTTCAGTTGTTCAGATTGAACAAATAAATAATGAAACTATAACAATACAAGGACAAGCTGGCACAGGCGGCGTAAATGGTATTGCTATTAGTGGAGGTGGTCAGCCGGGAACTAATAGTGGAGCGTTTACAACAAACAGCTCAACATCTGAAACAGTTACAATTTCACATGGTGCCACTGGTTCTGGTTCATCGCATACTGGTAGTAATTCCGGCACTACTGTAATACAAAATGTAAACTACGATGAATGGGGCCATGTACAATCTCTTTCTACTGCTGCTTTAGGTACTATACCTTCGGTTATTAACGATTTAACCGACGTGTCAACGTCAGGTATTACTAATGGTGAAACGATTGTTTATAATAGTACTACAACAAGCTTCGAGCCCGGGACTGCTGGTGAAGTATATACTGCAGGAACTGGGCTTTCTCTTGATTCAAGTAATGAATTTACTAATACAGCCCCTGATCAAACCGTAGTTTTAACAGGTAGTGGCGCAACAAGTATTAGTGGAACTTATCCTAGTTTTACTATAAGTAGCACAGATAATAATACTACATATTCAGCGGGTAGTGGCATTGGTTTAAGTGGTACTACATTTAGTGTTGCTGCTGGTAGTGGTTTAACACAACAAACTAGTGGTTTAGCAATGTCCGGGGCTTACACTGGTAACTTTACACTTACTGGTGCCTTTACTGCGACAGGAGATATTACTGCATTTGGAACATCAGATGAAAGATTAAAGACTAATGTTTCTGTAATTGATAATGCTTTAGATAAGATAAATAAAATTTCTGGATATACATTTAACTGGAATGAATTAGCTGAAGATAAAGATCAAACTCTCAGAGAGGCTGGAGTCTTAGCTCAAGAAGTTGAAGAAGTGTTACCAGAAGTTACAACAACACGAGAAGATGGATATAAAGCTGTTAGATATGAAAAGTTGGTTCCTTTGTTAATTGAAGCAATTAAAGAACTTTCCGAAAAAGTTGAAAGACTTGAGAAGGAAAAATAATGCCATTTATACCAAACACCGGAGCCATATCATTTGATAACGATATAGAGGAAATGTTTGAAGATCAATCACCTCCCGCAATGAGTTTATCAGAATATTATAGAAATGGGACTAATGTTCAAACAGCTGTAACAGCAACTAATGTTGTAACTAGTTCTGTGGTTACATCTGGAATTCCTACAAGTGGTCAAATTAGTTTTAGTGATTTCCGAAATCAAGGATTTGATACTATAGCAATGTCTGCTATATTTGATAGAAACACTTCTGGTCTTACTTTTGATACATCCTTTTCATGGACAGTACCAAGTGGAGTTACAGAAATTTCAGCTGTTTGTATAGGCGGCGGAGGCGGCGGTGGAGGTAATTCATCTACTTCAGCCACTGCGGCATCTGCTGGCGGCGGAGGCGGTGCGGTTTATGGTCATTGGGCAGTTACTGCTGGAAATACTGTAACAATTACTGTTGGTAGTGGTGGCGCTGGTGGAACAAGCTCTGGGGCAGATGGATCTGACGGTGGGGATACTATTATTTCTTATGGTGGTACCGACAGATTAATTGCATATGGTGGCGAAGGCGGGTCGACTGATACAGCAAATAACACTGCAGGTGGTGCCGGTGGTATGAGTGGCGGCGCTGCAAAAATTGCTGGAGGAACTGGTGGTCGTGGTGGTTCTAGTTCAACTTCTACTCCACATAGGTCTCCAGGTGGGGGTGGTGCAGCTGGTTATGGTTCTGGTGGTGGACGAGGACAAGATGCAGATGGATCACCTACTGCTGGTAGTGGTGGTGCTGGTGGTGGTGCCGGTGGTTTACGCACCCAAACCGGTTCTGGTTGGACTTTTCCAAATTTAAGACAAGCGGGTGGTGCAACCGGAATATATGGTCAAGGTGATAATGGTTTAACTCCCATAAGTACTTCAAATACAGGTGTACATCAGTATCCTTCCGTTCATGGTTCTAATACCGCTTCATCTGGTAACGTAAACTTAGGTCCAGCAAGTGGTGAAGGTTCGATAACTCCACCAACTTCTGGTACATCAAATCACCCATTTTTTAGTGGTAAAGCTGCTTCACCTGGCGGTGGTGGTGCCGGTATTCTTCAAAGTACTATTGGCCATGGACAAAAAGGTGGTGATGGAGCTGTAAGAATTGTTTGGGGTACTCAAGGTGATGGAACTATAAGAAGATACCCAACATATACAGCAGTATCTGGCGATTAACCTTAAAAACTTAATTTATATAAATAATCTAAAATATGGAGAATAATTATGGATGATGAATTAAATAATGTAACAGATGTTTCAGACGAAAACATCGAAAGTCTTGAAGATATTGACACAGTAGATACATCTGCTGAGGAAG